CTATAGTTGATCTTTAAATCCACCTTTTGAGCATTCTAGATTGCTTTGAAAACCGTATCCGTCAAACGTATGTTCGACGTTCTTAATAACCCATTCCCCATCAATGCCGGCTCCGAGTCCTTGGACCTCGATCCACCGCTCGGCAGCCAATTGCACGTTGCCGGGAACAGTAACGGTTAGACTTTTTCCCTTCCGCACAACCTCGCGAAATTTTGCTTCTGCTGCCTTACGGGCGCCTTCCTCACTGATCTTGTTGTATTCAAGCTCAAGCACAACACCTTCCTTGCCATGCATGATATATCGCCTCTCGCCCTCATCATTGTCGTACCAGTAGGCACGGACGCCCGTGTAGCGCTGAGTCTGATCGCCTGAATATTCAAACCGGATTGGATTTTCGATGCGGATGATGGGGATATTGCCGTCCGGGTCAGTCCCGCTTTTGTCAGCGGGCGTCAGCATCAGATAGCGGGCGCTGACCTTGACCGTCAGATCGAAGCGGCGTCCAAGCCGGCAAAGGAAAGCCAGATCGGACTCGGTCTGGTCCTCGTGCTCAATCGCAATGGATTTCAGCTCATCGAAGATCGCCGGCTTGAGCTGATTGCGCCGCGCGATTTCCTCGGCCATGGCGCCAAGCGTGGTCCCGTCCCAGGACTGCTCCCGCTGGCTCCTGAGGGATGAACTCTGCTCCATGGCTGCGGCTTCAATCTTGATGATTCGCCTGCCATCCATCAAAGCTCCGACATGCTTGGCGGCAAAGCGGCCGACAGTGGTCAGAACGTTGTCATAGCCCAGCGCCACCACAAACTCCTGGCCGGCCTTTGGCCATTCGATTCCGTCGTCAGCCAGTTCCAGAGACATAGTGTCGGATTTCCAGGAAGCCTCGTCCTTCACAGTCAGCTTTAGAAGCCTCGAGCGGATGGACTCAGTTAAATCCTTGCCATTGGTTTCAATGCGAAAGTTTGGAATCATTCAAACATCCTTATGCTTTTTGAGACTGTGGTTGGACGCTTCAGATCGGGAAGATTGATAAACGCCATCTTAAAAAGCGGCTTCACCGTTCCAAGGTCATCGATGAGATGAAGGCTGTCCCAGTTGGCTCTGAGGACCGCCTCGAGAGCACCCGGAAGATCCCCGTAGTATTTCCAGCAGATAAGATCAATTTCATCGCCATCCCTGAGCTGCCATTCAGCCATAAAACTCAAGCTCCAGCGTGAATTCAATGCGGCGCGGAATGCCGTCACCATAAAAGACGGAGCGGCTTTCCTTGATCCTCTGAATAATCCAGAGACCAAGATTCTGACCAATTTCCGTGTCGGCATAGATAAGCCGCTGGGGTTTTCCAGTTGCAGCCATATCCCGGAGCCTTTTCATGTGATCCATCCGCCCGGAAAATTCCGGATGCAGGACCCCGGCAATGGTCAGCTTATCCTCAGACGGCCCCGCGGTTTTTCCCATGGCACCTATATACTGGTGAATAGGAAGGGCACCGATGGGCTCCTGCCTTGCCCACCTGTAGCCTGTTTCGCGTTCGATCTTTTCCGGAGATAGTGTCAGAAGCTCAAAACTGAAATCCCCGAGTCGCGCAAAAACCTGCTTAATGAATAATGGTATGGGATCAAACGCCATCAGCTCACCACAATAGGATCGAGAAAGGAAAAGCTCGGCACATTCCGAAATGCAGACTGTATCTCACCTTTGATTCTGCTGGCCACCTGCGCAGGTGCTGCCGGCCCAGCCTCCACATGAATCGTGGCATTGACCGTGATCACGTTTCGCTGCGTGACCGGGCCGGAAACGGACGAGGCCTTTTCCATAAGCGAGGCAGGCGGGTTGTACGTGAAGCTCAGGGGCCTCAGCATTCCCGCGAGGGCCTCCTTTCCGGATTCAATCACCCCGGAAATTCCTTTGGGTTCATCCATCCAGGGAAAAATCGCCGCAATGTATGGTCGGATCCGGGCATAAACTTCTTTGAAAAATTCGAGACATCTCTCCCATTTTCCCTTAATCAAGGCCACGGGGTCCATGCCCAGCCTCTCCCAGATCCAGCCCCAGGCTGCACCAAAAGTATTCGCAATCGATGCCCAGGTGGACTGAAACCAGACCTTCACACCGGTCCAGGTCTTTTTCAGCTTTGGCCCTACCGTGTCCCAGTTTTGCCAAAGATAAATCCCGGCTGCTGCAACCGCTGCGACGGCCGCGGCCACAGCCCAGCCTGCCGATCCCATGGCAAGAAGCGCGGCCCCGGCAGCCCGAGCTGTATTCATGATCATGCCGAGTGAGGAGCGAATGAGGGGTGCGGATGAAATGAGGCGGCTCAATCCTTCCCCAAGAAAATTCCTGCCAATGCCGGCTCCGGTTCGAATCCAGCCGAGACCTTCACGGCCGCGGGTTCCTGAACCAAAAAGACCCGAAGCCCATTTTCCCATGCGCCAGACATCAATAAAGCCTGAGAGCGCAAACTTCGCGGCCGCCATGGCAGCACTGAACGCAAAGAGGGATCCCACGCCGACCATGATGCTCCTCGCGAGAGCCTGATTTCCCTTCAGCCACTTGCCAAAGCCTTCGATGATGGGCTGAAGCCAGACCAGAAAATCCTTGAGGAGAGGAATGAGCGAGTTCCCGAGCGAGATTTTGATATCATCCCAGGCGCTTTCGGCTTTTTTCAGATCGGCGATTGTCGATTCACTCAGGCCTTTTTTGGCCTTTTCCATGTTCAGCGTTTCATCGAGTCCCTTGAGCAGCTGATCCGCATTCCTGCCGCCCTTTTGAAACTCAGTGAAAAGCTCCCTCACCCCTGTGCGCGTGCGGGAAAAGAAGATTTCGATATACCGAAGCTGCTCGGAGACGGGCAGCATTTGAATCCGCGACTTGATTTCGGACGTCAGCTCATCGCTGGTTTTGCTCCCTCCCAAAGGCTTGGTGCGGCTTATCTGAAGACTTTTGAGGGCAGTATCGACGTTTTTGCCGGTTCCAATGAGTTCATCGGCCCTTGCGTCCTCGAGCTTTGGCACAAGCTTCAGCTCGCTGAAGATCCGCTCCATCTGCCGGTCAAATGCCGATCCTTTGAGACCTTTCAGGGACTCGGCGAAAGCAAAGGCAAGCCCTCCCCCGCTCATGGCCCTGTTGATTTTGACGTTAAGGTTACCGGCCACCTTTTCCAGCTCCGCGTCTGGAATGGCCAGAAGCCTTTTGGCCATCAAATTAAATGGGCCCGCCAGCTTCAGGGTTTTTTCCATGAAACGAAGCGCACCACTATCCACAGCCGTCAGAAGATTCGACGCAGCCGGCGCGTGATCCTCGCCGCCCAATGCCTTTGAAACCGCGGCGCGTTTTGCACTTCCAGCCCCTTTGAGCCTTACGTTTATATCAGCGAGGATATCCATCCAGCTCCGGACGTTTTGATCCTTGTCGGTTGTGCTGATCTGCATCTCATCGAGGATTCTCCTCAGCTCCTTTGGAGGCTTCGCGATGCGAAGAAAGATGGCCCGCATGCTGGTACCGGCCATGGATCCCTTGATGCCTGTGTTATGGAGGATCGACGATGCAGCCAGCGTCTCCTCGAGTGTGGAACCAACGTCCACAGCCGGCGCGGCCGCGTATTTGAGCATCTCCCCGAGGGATTCAAGGCTGGAGGCCGAGGACGAGTATGCGGCCGTCAGGGCGTCACCAACCCTGGCCATTTCCGAAACATCGATCCGAAATCCCTGAAGGACTTCGCTCGTGATCTCGGCCGTGCGAGCCAGGGAGGTCATCGAGCTTTCCGAGAGGGCAAGCATGCTCGGCATGATCGCGATCATATCGTTTGTGCGATAGCCCGCGGTGGCGAGTTCGTTATAGGCTTCGGCCACTTCCTTTGCCGTGAAAATCGTCTCGGAGCCAAGCCGTCTCGCTTCATCCTTAAGGCGCCTGTACTCGTCGGAATTTGCCCCTGACATGGCCTTGACCCTGACCATGGCCTTTTCAAACTCGAGGGCGTGACGGAGCGGAGTGGTGAGGAGATAGCCACTGCCAAGCGTAAAATATAGATGGCTCATGGCCTGCGATCTCAGATCCTGCGAGCGATCACGGAGCTGATTCAGTTCTTCGCGCCTTCTCGAAAGATACTGCTGCCTTTCGACGGCCTGATTATGCCTTCTTTGAGCCTCAGTCAGCTCCTCGACATTGTGGCCCTGCCTTCTCAGAGATGATGAATACCGCTCGGAGGTCTGGGCTGCCCTTTGAATCTGCTGCTCCGTTGCAGCGATTGAAGCCGCGCTCTCGCGTTCCCTCTTTTCAAGATCCCTGAGACTCTCGCCAGCCTGAGCCGTTGCCTTCGCATAGCGCCGGTGCTCTTCAATGGCATCCTTTTCCTCCTTTTTGACTTTTCTTAAGGCTTCAGCCGATTTTCCGGCCTGAATTTCAAGAGCCCTGAGCTTTGCGATCTGCTCTTTGGTGGCCGCCCCTGAGGCCTTAAGTGCGGCACGCCAGCTGCCGAGCTCCTCCTTGTGCCTTGCATGAGCGTCGGTTGCGACCTTGACACTGTCCCTGGCCTGATTGACTTTCTGATCAAGGGCCGTATAGGCGGCACGCTGCTGCTCAAGCTTGAGCTGGACATCAGAAAGCACGTTCTTCTGGGCCTCAAGCTTTGTGCTCAGGGCAGCAATCTCCTCCTTTGTCCGCTGAAGTCCCCGCATCTCGGATGAAGTGCGTTTCATCTCCTTAAGTAGGCTATTTACCCCACGGAGCCTCTGATCAGCAGTTTGAAAAGTGCTTTTGAACGCGCTGTCTAATGCTGCGCGGATCAATACGCTGACCTGTCTCGACATTTACCGCCACCTCACTTTCATCCGGTTCATCATTTTTGGAATCATCCAGGGCCTCCAGCCACTCCTCAAACTCATCCGGCGTCATATCGAGACTCTCCGAGGGCGTGAATCCATAGCGCTCACGCAAAAGAGCCACGGCCCGCATCAGGATTCGAATTTGACGGGCTGGATCCGCTTTTTTTCAGGCAGACTCTGCGTGGCCGCTTTTCTTTGATAGTTCTGATCAATGACTTTCTGGATTTGAGCATCAATCAGTTCCTTATCCTCAGCAGAGAGCTCCCCTATCGCGGCTGCGGGAAAATCACTGCAAAAGGCCTCAAACATGATCCGATCCGTCTCGGCCTTGAATTCGGCATATCGAATGATGTCGTCAATCGAAGTGTCCTCAAGGCTCTGCCCAATGGAAACCCCTGACTTTTCAAAGTCCGCAGCCAGCTTTGCCACCCTTAGCGATGCCATTTCGTGCTTGACCCTGACCTTGTCGGCGACCTGAACTTCCGTATATGTCCGTCCTTCAAACTCAAATGGATCAATGAGCTTATGGAGCATTGTGAGTCCTCACCTGAAAATCCTTCCTCTAACATTAGCCCAGCTTGAGATTCTTCCTGGCCGATTCAAAGTGATCGAGAATGCCGTGTTTGATGACACCGTTCTGCGAGTCAACAGCAAAGATCGGAATATTGTCGCGGGTGACTATCAAGGACATGAGATTCATTTCGAGCGTCTGAGCGCCTGCCTTCAGATCGCCATTTTTCGCAGAGCCCGGATCGATCTTAAGGATGGTGCCGCGCATGGCGTAGATCAGCTCCGAGGTGACTCCAAGTACATTTTGCATGTGCCCATAAACCACGGCCTCGACAAGCCCGGAAAGCGGAGCACCTGCCAGGACAAAGCCTTCCAGAGTCTGCTCGGACATCTTGAAGGTCACATCCATGGCCTCAAGGACGGTTGGCATCTTGATCGCCATCGCCATGCCGGCGTTCAGGATCTCCTCCGTTTTGTAGGCAATCTTGGGAAAGGTGACCTCCTCCACGACGCCGGCGTAATCTGTTGGACCGAGGATCAGATTGAAATTTTTGAGATACAAAGGAAATTTTACAGACATTCACGACCCCTCATTTTTTGCAGCAGATCGCAACCGCTTCAAGATCCCCCCATAGTGGCCTTCTGCCGGTATCACGATCAGCCGAACAGAAATAGCGGGCCTGACCAGCCACCGGACCGAAGCTTTTGAGGGTGACGCCATTGTTCGTGGCAGCAGCGCATCCGCCGCCTGTGACAATCTCATCGCTTCCGCACTCGGCATAGGCGTTGATCAGTGCCCAGGACTGCGCATCCAGAACAGTCCTTACTTCCCGGCACGAACTGAACGTGCCGCGTGGCCCGGGATCACCTTTTGGTCCTTGAGGTCCCATTTCCCCTCTTTCGCCTTTTGGCCCCTGAAGACCTATCGGCCCTCTTTCTCCTGCTGCTCCTTTCAGCGATTCAATCGGGATGGAGCTTCCGTCGCCACAAACTATCTTCGGAATTCTTCTGTCGTCGTACCAGCAGCCCTGTCCATGTTCTCCCGGATCGCCCTTGTCACCTTTGGGGCCCTGCACACCCCGTGGACCAGCCGGACCGGCATCGCCTTTGGGTCCCTTGAAGGCTGCAATATCAATCGATGTACCATCAGCGCAGACAATTTTTTTGGCCTGCTCATCGTAAAAGCAGCCTTTTCCAGGTTCGCCCTTGTCACCCTTGGGACCGACCGGACCGGATTTTCCCTCCGCACCAGGCTCACCCCTGGGACCGATTGGACCCTGCTCACCAGGATCACCCTTAGGCCCCTGCTGGCCGGCTTCGCCTTTCAATCCCTGTGCTCCTTGCGGCCCCGCTTCCCCCCTCTCGCCTTTCGGACCCTGAAGGCCTGTGGGCGCGCCGACCCATTTCCCTGTCGCATCAATCACAGGATTTTTGCCGACATGAAGTGAACGAACATTCACATCAACAGGCATATTCACGTTCCCGGTGGCGCCCGATACGATCACCGATGCCGGACAGTTCACCCTGTCTTTGCATTCGCCGAAGGGAGCCGTTTTGTGGATCCTGAGCGTAAGGTCCGCTCCCTGACTATTGGTGCCGAGATTGTCGATGAGAAAGGTGTTTTCAAACACGGGCCGATCATTATCAGAAAAAGGCGGTGACGCCTGCTGAGCAATGGCGCCAAAGCCAAGGCAGAAAAGGACTGTGAAAAGAATCAAACGCATGGAATTCATCAGGCTGTCTCTCCAAAATTTTCGTAATATTTATTGGTGTTGAATCCTTCAAAGTGAAGCGTCTCGGCCACGGCAGTAGGCGTGAAGCTGTACTTCCAGAAGACATCGCCGCGGGCCAGTGCCTCGGCCGTATTCCGGTCCTTGTCCCCTTTGCCTTCGCCGCCAACAATCGCGCCTTCCCGAATGAGATCCGAAAAGTAGTTGTTTAGCTTCCGTTCGACTGCTCCTATGAAGTCACGGTTGATGCCGGCCGCCACGGCCCAGCGGGTCGACGCAGCAATGGCCTCCTCAATGGCATCCGCAATCCGGACCTTTTGAATCTGGCTGGTTTTTGAGTCGTCAGGGCTTCCTGAACCTCTTGCGCCCCAAACCTTGAAGCCTCCATCTTCGCGGATAACGGCTCCCACCTGCATCGCGTTATACTGCTGGGCCGTTGACTCGGGATCATCGATTTCAAAGGAGATCGACACATTGGTTCCAAGAATTCCATAAATGAACTGGTTTGATGGCGACTGCCAGAAGTTAATCCTGGCAAAAACACCTGCCACATAGGAGCTGGCCGGAACTGACGTGATTTTGTCGCCATCCGCGACTTTGACTTTCGGAGAGACGATATAGAGGCGGGCATTCCCGTTCAGATCACGGAATTCCTTCAGCGCCTTCGCATCCTCCGGACCATCGACGATGGCAATCGCCTTGAGACGTCTGGCGACGGACACCAGTTTTGTAACAATTGGATTTGCCGTTTCAGCCATGTTTCAGTTTCCTCCTGGTCTGTTTCTGTCGGGCTGCGGAGCAGGCGTAGGATTCGGCGTCGGGTTCGGCGTCGGGTTCGGTGTCGGATTCGGCGTCGGGTTCGGTGCCGGATTCGGTGCCGGATTCGGTGCCGGATTCGGTGCCGGATTCGGTGTCGGGTTCGGTGTCGGGTTCGGTGTCGGGTTCGGCGTAGGGTTCGTGGCTTCTGTCTTTCCTAACCCTGGAACAATCAAAATCTTTGGTTTGTAGCCGGTCACGGATTTTGCTGACGGCAGTACGTCAATGGCCTTGATGATATCGGCCTGGGAATCGGAAGCGGCCTTGACAAGAACAACCCAGGCAAGCCCCTGGTCCTGAACTCCGATCAGGGCATCGTAAAGTGATCCACGAGCACCGGTTGAGCCGGATGGGTAGATCGCATCGAGAGCGGCCTTTTTTCCTAGAAACGCCGCTGGAAAATTGGGGACCAGTTCCTTTGCTGACGGAGCTGTCCCGACAATCCCAACGACGCTGGTAGAGGGCGACCTGATTTCCTGGGCTTCGCCTGTCGCCTGGCTGATGATGATTCCATGCACGTAGAGCGTTTCACTCATATTTGACCTCGAATGAACCATGAAAAATTCGTTTGAGTTTTCCGCGGGCCTGTACGGAAACTAAAAGCGCTGCGCGGATTGCGCTCACTTCGCGGTCGGATGGAACCCGTCCGGGATCCACCTCATACTCGAAGGAGGAGAGCGGGATGAATTTGATATTGGGAAACCCGACCCAACGCATGGCGGTGCGAATCGCAAAAAGTGTTCCGTGAAGCCGCATGAACTCCTGCACCTCTTCATCGAGCCTTTTGGGATCGACGGCATAGGGCAGAAGCGGCTCGAGACTGTACTCCCAAAGGATCGCATCACGGATCTCAGGCTCAGGCCGGAGACGGATGCTTTCAATCGGCTCCGGGTCAAATGCAGGGTACAGCTTTCGGAATATGGGCTCTATCATGTCGTCTCCACCGTAAGATCAAGGGTGGAGATGGCTGCATAGCGCTCAGGCTGAACGGGAATATTGCTGGCAGGGGAACGCAGGATCACCGAACGAACGCCTGTCTGGTGCAGCTCCTTGATGATCCAGCTCACGGTCGGAACCCAGCCAAGACGCCTTTCGGCGTCAAACCTCGCGCGGAAGTTTTTCTCGATGGTGGCTTTATGGTCCTCACCAAATCCGGGCAAAAGGCTGATTGTGCCTGCGATCGGAAAAGGCGTTGTCAGAGCTGCCCGGAACGTTACCGAGTCAAGAGCCGGTTTTACCGTTTCCTTTTTGAAGGCCTCGGTCAGCGCTGAGATCACAGCCGCCTTCAGGTCCGCGGCATCGCTATTGACCATGACATGGATCAGCATGGCACCTTGCGACACCTGCACATAGGCATCCTGTACCGAGGCCGAGCGGGCATCCCTGCCGGCGCCAATGGTGGCTTCCCCGTAGAGAAAGGCAAGTGCCTTATACATGGCCACTGTTCCGGCCGTGGACGCCTGATATCTTGTTCCGCGCATACGTTCCCGGAAAGCCTCGTAGTTTTCTCCTGGACGGATTTTTCCCTTGAAGATGAACTCGAGGTCGTTCGAGAGCTTGATAAGCTGCGCATAGGCCGCTGCGTTGGTCTTTTCTGTTATGATGACGCGCAGAAGCGTAATCTCAACCAGCAGGTGATAGGCGGGATCCGCAGGAGTCGGCCGCGTGAAACCCGGAATCTTTTCCCTGGCAAGCCCCGTAAAGCGGTCGAGATTTTCTTCAAGCATCCGTTGAAAGTCCGGCGTTTCGATAATTTTGGGCAGTTCCATGTTTAAACTTCCACTTCCATATTGTTTGTCTCAAGCTCAAGCGAGACTTTGATTCTTTCCCCTTTTTCCTGGCCTATCACCGCCCGAAGCCGTGCCCCAGGGATTGTGACCTCAACGCTGTCCGCAAGATCAGCTGCCAAATCTAGTACTGAGCCTGCGGTGATCGGCTGACCAAGGTATTTAAGGTGATTGACCCCGTACCAGCGGAGCATCGGCCGCGAACCCTTTTGAATACTGATGGCGCGTCTCACAGCCTGCTGAATCCAGGCGTCGCCATCGATGAGTTTTCCGGTGCGTTCGTCCATGCCCATCATGTGACTTTCCCTTCCATAAGGGGGCCGCCATTCGGTGTGGACCCTGTGACCACGGCGTTTTCAATGATATGCTCAGTGATCGCTTCGGCGACCTTTTCCCAAGCCTTGTCCATATCGCCTTCCTCGGATTTGGCTGCTGATTTCAGTGCGGATGCGAGCTTTTCCACGGAATCTTTAAGTGGCATCACCCTCTCCAAATGAATCGATATTCTTCAAAAGCTGGGGCAGTTCGGTGGCTGCCGGCAAAAGCGCCTGCGGCCCCATCATGGTCGCCGTCTTCGATTTAAAAATTGACCTGAAAGCCCTGGCGATTTCCCCGAAGAGACTTGTGCCGGCCTTGTTTTTGATCGCAGCCTTTTCCGTCTGAAACTCGATGTAAGTGCCTTTCACGACCACGTTCAATTCCTCTGGGCGCGTTAAGGTCAGGCTGTGGGACTCAGTGTCGTATGAGCACTGAAGACCATCAGGATATTTGCGCAGAATCATCCCTGACTTTTCCCCTGGCTGGGGCCGAGCCGACGAATGGATTGAGCGATCAACATATCCGGCCCCGAGCTCGCCACCAGGTGAAAGCACCATGACCTGCTCCCCAACCTCTGGAAAATCCCAGACCTGATCCCTTTCGACCAGGACCCGAAGCCAAGCCGAGTCATGGGGTGGTCGACCTGCGCCCGGATCACCCTCAGAAAACCGGACCCGCACCCTGTTCCGATCCGGTGCCGCCTCAGTCACACGACCAACGCGGATGATATTTTCGAGCCGACGCTTGAGGTCAACGACTTCGGCCGAGAGGGTTTCGAGCAGCTCCATGGTCTGTCTATCCATCATGCTGTTCTCCGTTGATGAGAAGCTTAAGTGCGGGATTTATCGATTGAAGAAGCGGCGAGGGCCATGCCCTTTCGTAATCGATACTGGCTGTCATCATGAGCACTGCAATGCGCTGTCCGCCTGTCATGTCATGAGCAAAATCCACACTCGGGAAGACGAGCTTCATGACCTTGTGGGCCAGGGACTGGGATGATTCGATCGCGTACTCGATACGGGATCGGATGCCGTTCAGCTCATCCTCGGCATCCGCTTTGACAACAAATCCGGCCTCGATTTCGACCGTCACCTGCCGCCGCTCGAGGCCATTGCCCTCCTCAATCAGTCGGTCCCTGTGAAAAAACATGTTCACGCATGGCAGATCCCCTTCCGATATCCTCTGAACCCTTGCGGAAAAGCGCTTCCACTCAGGAAGAGCCTCCCCCAGTGCACGTTCAATTTCATTTCGGATGGCGATCAGCATTCAGAATGTTCTTTCAATGGTGCGGCCGTCAAAGGGATGAAGATCAATCTCCACAAGGCCTGCTCCGGACATTTTTTTGGGCTTAAGCATGTATGATTTGCCGGTCCTGAGACGCGTGATCACGTCGCCTTCCGCCAGACTTTCTGCGCTTTCGTCTTCCACCAGAATCCGGATCACCCTTGCAAGGCGTCCGGGCTCGAAATTCTGAGCCTTATCATCGTACTCAGTGAAAATGGCCTCGAATTTTTTGCCCTTGTGCTGAAAGCTTTCAGAAACCTCAGGAATCGGCATCAGGCCACCGTAATGAGTTCTGCGGTATTGGGGTCAAACATCGCCAGGAGCGGCGCAGATTGCAGCATAACAAGACGCTGACTCGGATCCTCAATGGTCCATGATTTCAGAAACGTCTTCTGTGGAATCAGGTTGGCATCAAGGTCATGGATGGCTCCGAAAAACCGAACACCGTCGACGCCGTCACAGCAAAGAAGGACCTGATTTTCATCGATATAGGGCTTCCCGTCATCAGAGACAGCATCGTAGACATGGATATCCACATTGCCGAAATTGCCCTTGTAGACGAGGCTATCGAATGATTGAAGACCCGGCGTCTGCAAAAGGCGCAGCTCTGCGCCCCGGATATAGTCAGGGAGCATCCTTTGCACTTCGTCGCAGGCGATGAATAGATCATAGGCAGACTCATGCATGATCATGGTTTTCGGGCGGCGTTGGCGAAGGTTCAGTCGAGCCATGTTTGCCTGTCTTTTCTGAAGCCAGGATCGCATCGGGAAAGCCTTATTGGTCCATGATTTCTCACCAGAAAGTTTGATCCCAAGTGATTTGTCACGCTCATAGTCCAGGACAGCATCGAGCCCGTCCCCCTTTATGGTGAGCATTCCCGTCTTGATAACCTCGGCCGCCATAAGTTCAATACGGTTCATCCAACGATCCTGAAGCCGTTTAATGTCGCGACTGAGGAGAACCTCAAGGCGCTGCATTGGGGTCAGCTCCCCGCCAAAATCTTCACCCGCCAGCCGAGTAAAGCCACGGTCTGGAGTCAGATCAGTCTTCTCCTTGATATAGGCCGGCTTGAAGGATTTGGTTCGATAGCCCTGACTTCTGATCATCGGAGCTTCATTGAGCGGATGAACGAAAGGCGCGATTCCTGCTTTGACGCCGGGAGCCTCATCAAAATAGACCTCCTCCCGTGTGGACTGAACGGCTGTTGGGAAAAATCTATCCGCGAAAAACATGGGACGCGGCACAAGACGTTCAATCAAGCGGTTCAGGTAGTAGGTGCCATAAATGGGAAGAGAATTCATGGATCAGTCCTCGCTCTTGTCGATAAAAATGCAGCGCAGAGCAAGATCCTCCTCCAGGGCGGGAAGCGTGTGGCCGCTGCCCACGTTGAGATCGAGGCCCAAAAATGCGCCTGTTCTGAAGATAATGGCTTTCCGATCGCCGTCCTTGGCATCAACGTCATGCTGAAGAATACAGACCGGCTTTTCACTGCCGTCGGCGATAGGCGTCCCGTCCTCTGCCGTTTTTGTGCAAAGAACATATTTTCCTGAGTCAGCCTTTCGCCCAAGAACAGCTCCGGCCGTTAGCTTCTGTCCCTTTTCAATGGTCACTGAGTCGCGGCGTGCAGGAAAATTCCCCCGGTGGATAAAGGCTGGCCTGTACTCACCGACGGTTCGCCAGTGTGGTTGGTAATAGTTGCTCATTTGATCCCCCGGATTTTAAGCTCGTCGATTTTTTGCGAGAGATGGAGAGCCGCCTCAAGCTGCCGATCAAGTATGGCTTTTTCGTCCCCCGTCCTGACAAATTCTGACACTGGAGGCGTGTTGAGTTCAGCCAGCTGTGCTTCATGTTCCTTCTGAGCAGCGTTCGAAATGGTTCGGAGCGGATTTTTTTGTGCCTCCTCAAGAATTTCCATCGCAGCTTCCTGAACTGAAATGCCGCGATCGATCAGGGCACTCAAAAACCCATCCGACACCTGGCCATTTCCGAGTGCCCGGATTCGGGATTTGCGTTCATCGTCAGCAGCAATGCGGGCAAGAGTCGCCTTTTCGCCTTCCGTCATGAAATACCGGGCAATATCCGGGTGCTCTTCGGCGATATATGCCGCCGTAATTTCTTCTGGCTTCACAGTCTTCTCCCCTAGAAATGATATGATTTTTTCAAAAGTTGAAATGCCATCAACAAGCCCTTGCTTACAGGCTTTTTCACCCACCAGGACTCCGCCCTGACCGTACTTTTCCAGAACCGTCTCACGGCTTATTCCGCGATTTCTGGCCACTTTTTGTATAAAAATCTCAGCCAGCGCGTCCGCGCGCTCCTGTAATGCCTTTTCCCCGGCCTCTGTGCCTGGGTCGATATTCTTGTTGGGAGATTGGCTGGCTACGATGCAGATTTCATCATCCGAGGAACCGGAATGAGCGACGATTTGGACGCCGATGCTTCCGACGATGGCGGAATCCGAAGCATAAATCCTCTCACAGGCGCTTGCGATCCAGTAGGCGGCGGACGCACCATAGTCTGAGATGTAAGCGACGATCGGTTTTCTCCCGCGTGCCTCGAAAATCGCGTCAGCCAGCTCTGAGCAGCCTCCGGCCTCGCCGCCAGGGCTGTCGATTTCAAATAAAATGCTTTGAATCGAAGCGTCCTCTACCAATCTTTGGAAATCATGCATTAGTGTTTCGTAGGCGGTGGCTCCGCAGTGCCTCGTCATGAGATTTGAGCGCATGAAGAGTGAGCCACGGACCGGAATGATGCCCACCCCGCCCCGATTGTAAGCCCTGTGGGCATTCTTCACCGGTTCGCCGGGTAACCCTTCAAGGGCTTTTTCCCTTTTATGAGTCCTGACTACCGAGATCAGATTTAGCAAAGCCTCATCAGCCATGGCCCAGTTGGTTTTCATTAGATGGTTGAGAGCGTAGGACAAAAGGCACCTCGCGTTGGCACGAGGAAAAGATAGATTGATGGAAGAAAGTTGTGAAGTTTTCGAGTGCCGGCTAATCCGCGGTCATTTGTTGACACTTAAAAGTATTGACAAGCGCAATTTCTACTGATTTTGGTGATCATGCGTTAAAAAAATTCGCAGCTCCTCCTCATACTCGCGAATATGCTTATCAAAGTCGCGCCCCTGGTTCTCGACAATCGAACGCCGGGATTTGACTCCATTTTCAATGTCCACTTCATTAGCCCTGGCCTCCTTCAAAGGATCAATTGACTCCATCTCGCTTCCGCACCACTGGGTGCAGAGGTAAGCGCGGCGTTTAAGTGAGCCCTTGAAGAACTCCGGGGCTTCGAGCATGCCTGAGCGTATCGCGTCAGTGATGACCCACTCCCACACCGGCTGACAGAATTCGGAAACCAGCCAGGCCCTGCGCGTTTTGAATGCCTTCCAGGCCTCCAGTATTGCGCCTCTCGCGGCAGAGTAGGAAGATTGGAAGTGCTGGGTCAGCACTTCATAGGGGATGCTCAGTCCAATCCCAATTTGCTTGATGACGGCCTGAACGAAAGGATCATAGTTCGAGTTAGGGCGGCCGGGAGCGGCGGCACTGATTTTCTCATTAGGCAGGAGCCGAACCAGCTTTCCTGGACCAAATTTGACCATCTGACGCTTCGGCTCCGCCTGCCCTGGAGGAGGAGAATCCCGGTCCTCAATAGCATCGATATCATTGCCAAAAATGTCGGACTCCGAGGTGACAAACATCGAGAAATAGGCATTGATTACAGCCGCAGCGATCTCAGCGTCGGAATACCGGGAAATCTGTTTAAACTTTTCAATTATCGGAGCCAGGGCTGGCTCGCCACGACTCTGCCCGAGAAGCCTTTGATGATAGATGTGTAGAGCCAGAGGCATTCCTTCATCATCGAAGCGCGGCACGCGTACGGTTTCACTGCCCAAAAAACGATCAGGGCCGGCTTTTACGATGTGATAGGCAACCGGAAAGCCATCCCTCAGCTCCACCCCTTCGCGTAAATCAATATTCGGATCAGTGCACCGGTCGGGATTCTGAAGCCTTGCCCCATCGATAAGCTGAACTGTGGTCGATAGTATGGCGCCTGGGCGCTTCGCATGCCTTCGGATGGCCACACAATCCCCATCAAGAAAGGCCGCACGCAGCACCTGAGCCTGCATCATCGGGAAGCTGGCCTTTCCATGAAAGTCCGCCGTATCCGATTTCATATGGAGCTCAAATATTTTCTCGGCCCTGCGCTCAAACTCCCGCGCTTTGGCCTCGGGAATCCCGATCAGCTCATGGTCAATCCTGGCCTGGGGCCTGATACCATCAGACACGACGTTGGTCACAAAATTTTCCACGGCACCCCGGGCAATGCCCTCGTTCCGATCAAGATCGCGCGACTGATCACGAAGGGTCGGCATGGCTCCGAGCAGTGCCTCGTCAGCACTTGCATTGGCAGGGAACCACTCGGAAGACGCCAGACTTCGCCGGGACGTTGACCGATACGGAGCATCGGCCGTCGACTCAGCCCAGGCGGATTCCCCGGTAAAAAATCCCCTGAGCCGTGCTCCCAGCGATGGCTTTTGGACTTTATCGCGGTATCGCATCAACCGTGCCTCCACCCATCCTGCGTGTTATCGCCAGTTTCAGCTGGGCTTCCCTTTGATAAAGGTCCCGGAGATCCGCCCTTGATATCCTTCGTCGATTCTGATTGACTTCAATGTCGATCTCCTGACCGCTGTCCTCAATTCTGGCGATCGCTCGCTGCACAGATTTCAACTGCTCTTCAAGAATCATATCCTTGCCTTTTTCTCAAAGTTGTCGCAGACCTGATCGATATCAATGCCATCCATGTTTTCGCGTGCTGCATGCGCGTACCTCAGGCAATCGTGGGCATGGTCAGCAACGCCGGCGACCGTTTCGTAGACCATCTGGAATTTCCCCTCGACCTTTCGCCAGATTTTCTTTGGCGCCGCGAGCTCCTTGAAAAAGGAGTCCGGAAGGTTTTTATGAAAATGGATGATCTCCGCATCACGATACCGGGCCTTTGGATTGATGCTGAGCGCCTCCTGATACTCCTTCCTCCGCTCCATGGAGCGCTCCAGGGACGAAAAAAGGCGGCCATGGGTTGCCAGTTTTCCAACCGGGAAAAGAAAGACCTTGGCCTCCTTTTTTACTGTGGGATGATCGATATAGGGAGCGGCCGGGCCTTTGGCACCTTTGATCGGCAGGATCCTTTGCTTGATGTGCCGGCTGCAGAAGTCATAAACCGCTCCGGTGTTGTGCCCACCGGTATCGACGCACGTTGTCGCAATACGAAGCCTTGATATGCCGTTACTGTGCGGGTAGGAGGTCTTCAGCCTTCTCTGAACGCGGGCCCAGAGCTCGGGCGCGTTCGAATCCCCAGGTTCAATCCAGTAATCGAGCACCCAGCTTTCATTGCCGCGCCCCCAGCCCACGACCACTATATCAACATGAGTCGGGTGGGTATCGACTCCGGCAGTGATCACTCCTATTCCATCCGGAAGCCTCGCTGCTGGCCAGTAATCCTCACGGAGCTGCATCAGATCGTTCGGATCACAGCTTGTGATTGTGTCGTCCTCGTAGGGTTCACCCAGGCAATTGTTGACAAAGACCTTCATTTCGACGGGATTTGCCAGCCCCTTGCGAAACTGCTGGAGGCTGCTCTTCCATGACCACATGCCCGGAGGGGCATAGAGAGCCGGCAGATGATAGCCTCGGCCACCATCCACTGAAGTGGAAGTAGGACGCCACTCCGCACGCGCCAGCATCCGGGTCTTGTCCTGCTCGAAATGCCGATAGCCACAGAGGATGCAGGGCCAGGCGGGATCATCCGTCGAAAGATCAAAATTCGCCCACACCAGAACCTGCATTTCACCGCAGCTGAGGCATGGCACAAAGAGCTTTCTCTGATCGGTGGTCAGGTACTCCCGCTCTATCCGGCAGTGGTCCCTGATGGTCGGCGTGGAGTTATAGAAGATCTTTTTACGGCCGTCATAGGCCGACGTCCGGCCAAGGGCAAGACCGCAAGGATCACCATGCCCCTGACAGTCCTCGTCGTAAGCGGAAACCTCATCAAATGCCAAATACTGGGCTGACTCCGAGCGCAGGGATGGTTCCGAGGTCGAGGTCGCCAGGTTGATATGGCCGCCTGGAAATTGCTTTGAGATCAGGGTGTCCTTATCCCTTTTGCTGTCGGGCACCTGTCTTTGATGTTCCGCGACCTTCTCACGAAGATCGCGGCAGTTTGCGATAATGGGATTGATCCTCTGCTTGGAAAACTTCTCCCGCAGCTCATCGGTCGGCTGCACAATGATCATGGGAGCTGGTGCCACCCCCATCACCCAGAGCATCCAGGCCAGGATGGTGAGCGTCCCTCCTGTCTGCCAGCCTTTCATGAGAACAACACGCTCGATGCCGTTATCAGGCATAAGCGCATCCATGAGCTCGTAGAGATAGGGGGTTCGGGAAAAATCGACAAGACCCGGGAAGGGATTTTTGCCGGATACAAGATAGAGATTTTTTTCGGCATATTCAGCAATCCTGATATCAGGGTTTGGCATCAAACCATAATAAAAGTCGGGAACCACCGACCCAAGGCTTGCAGTAATCAGGTCACGCTTCAACGGTCTTCTCCATCGAGAGCACCGCAGCGCCAAAGCGTTCGTGGAGCATGTCCTTTAACGCTTTTTTGATCGCGACCTTTTGAAAGGTGCGGAATGCGAGCCCCATCTCGTCAAGATCCTTGGCATGGACCATCACCGAATCGTCCCCATGCCTTTTGCGGAGAAAGTCCACGATAAGTCGTTTCAACTCGATTTCACTTTCATTGGGGACATTCAGGAGGCTGTCCCTTGCGCCACGGGCGACGGTAAATGCCTCGGTACGGAACTTCTCAATGCTCGTCAGCCTCCCGGCCTCCCGCTCAAATGTCAGCTTCTCCAGCAGGGCTTCATAGTGTCGTTTGACCCGATTGGCCTCTGTTACGCTCATTTCGTCATCCGCTTGGTTCACTCCGCTATCTGTCGGCCGATTGTCCTTTCTATAATCCTTATTCTGTATCCAGGCATGGCATCCAAGGGCAATTATGATGCGGGGACCATCCTTCTCCTGAATGACAGCTCCCTCAAGCCTCGTCCCGGCCTTGATAGCTCTGATCACTGCCGAGTGGTTGACTCCGACGATCCGGGCAAACTCTCTGATTGAGGCCGTAGGCAAATCCAAATGCATGACTCCAGAGCCGGTTTATCCGGCACAACGGAGTCATAACTCATTGTCGCCCCCACAAGGAAGCCTCAGAGTGTCCGCAAATTTGCCAACGCAGAAAAAACAAAATTCCGTTGACATCCCGACATCCACTGTCTGGTGGCGATATTGTGGTGTTCACGAAATTTCCAGGGCTTTCGCTGAGCTATAAGTGGGGTGCTATATTCATTTTTTATCCCCTAATCAGATCAAACTGACATTACCGGCGATAAGGCGGCAATATTGAAAACATAGCTTTGTGGGCATTTCAAGATTATCTAGCGCACATCATTTCTTCGGACGACAGGTTGTAGTTCATCAATGAACTTGGTACGTGTTCTCGAACTAGCACAGGCGATCAGAAGGCGTAAATATAGCCGCATCATCTCATTAAAAATATTTGCGCTCGTCGCGAGCTGAACAACTTCACTTGCCAAAACTGCGAAGGCTAGAGCGAGTTAGGCAGCAACAGCCCAGTACTATCCCACTAAACATGCAATGTGGGTGCAGTCTTCCTCTGGAAGCAACGGATAGTCTGGAGCATCTGGATCACCAACCCCAATAGACATTCGCTTGGCAAAGTCCTCTTATTTCCGTTATTTAGGCGACGTTAACAAGAAACGATGTCATGAAGCACATTGCTGCTCCGATGTTGAGGTGGGTCCTTGTCGAGCTTTGCCACCCGAATTCATTATCCGCTGGCTTTCCACTTCATATGGAAATCGACACATGCTACGAGAGGTGACGGAGCCAGCCACGACAAAGTTAAGGATTTTGACATGTTTTCAAAGATAGCGCGGATTCGTACTAGGCATTTTCACAGATTGGTGGGGGTCTTCATTGGAATTCAGTTGATTTTCTGGATTTCTAGTGGAGTCTACATTGCCTGGATGCCAATAAAAATTGGCAAAGGTGAAGATCGCACACGTGACATCCACAATGAACCCCTGCCACTCAAGGATACTGTTGCTCCCAGCAGCCTGAGCTTCAGACAGATATAAACCGAAAGCAGTTCGACTGGAAAACACACCAGCTGGCGTGTTCTATAGGGTCGAATCGTTTCAGGGGGAAATAGCAGTATTTGACGCCTTGACTAGAAATCCGGTTCATCATCAATCACCCGACCTCGCCTCCGAACTTGCCATGAAGCAAATCCAGAGCGAAGAATACCCGACCAAAGTTGAACTTCTGCGGGAGACACATACTGAATATAAAGGCCCGCTCCCGGCATTCCAGATTTCGCGCGAGGACTTCCGAAGGACGCATTTCTATAGAGACCCGTGGACTGGAAGAATCATTGCGAAACGGAACATGATCTGGAGGATCGTGCTTTTCTCTGAATGCTGCAAATCATGGATTTCAAGGAACGCGAGGAATTCAATAACCCATGGCTACGTATACAGAGTCTCGGCGCACTTAACTTCATCATAA